GGTGCCATTCTTTTGTACTTGGCAGACAAGACTCAACAGTTTATTCCTCAAGATTTGCGTGGTCGAAATGAATGCTTGCAATGGCTGTTTTGGCAGATGGGTGGCTTAGGCCCAATGGCGGGTCAAAACCATCATTTTGTGCAGTACGCGCCCGAGCAATTGCCTTACGCCATCGATCGGTATGTGAAGGAGACCTCACGCTTGTATGGCGTCCTGAACAAGCATCTATCAGATGGCCGAAAGTACATTTGTGGCGACTATTCCATTGCCGATATGGCGGCCTATCCCTGGGTCGTACCGCATGAACGCCAGCGCCAGGAAATGAGTCAATTTCCAGCTCTTGCGTCATGGTTTGAACGGATTAAGCACCGTCCAGGAACACAGCAAGCTTATGAGATTGCCAAGTCAATCAACACAGCACCTACCGTCGACCAAAACGCCAAGTCCATTTTGTTTGGCCAAGATGCCAAGACCGTTGTTTGATTCATATCGAGACAAATTTCATGAAAATAAAAGCGGTTGTATTTGATGCCTATGGCACATTATTTGACGTCTACTCCATCCAAGTTCTGGCTGAAGATTTTTACCCTGGTAAAGGAGCTGAAATAGCGGTGAAGTGGCGCGACAAGCAAATTGAATACACACGGTTGATCACTCAGTCAGATCCGCACAACGCATCAGGTAGTCAATACTTCCGTCCATTTTGGGAGCTGACGCGCTTGTCATTGGAGTACACGCTAGACAGACTCAAACTTAGCCGGGAATCGGGTCAGGTTGAAAAACTGATGCAGCAATATGCGCACCTCACGCCCTTTGCAGAAAATTTGGCGGTACTTCAAAAAATAAAAGCCATGGGTCTCACAACAGCCATTCTTTCAAATGGCAGCGTGGATATGCTGAATTCAGCAGTCAAGAGCGCAGGGATGGAGGATGTTTTAGATCATCTCATTTCAGTCGATTCGATTCGTCTTTTCAAGACTTCTCCTGAGAGCTACGGATTGGTTCAACAAGTCATTCCGGTCAACAAAGATGAAGTGCTTTTTGTATCCAGCAATGCATGGGATGCGTTGGGTGCGACTTGGTTTGGCTTTACAACGCATTGGGTTAATCGACAAGGTTTGCCGTATGAAGCTCTATCTCCGCATCCGCATTTTTCAGGAACCGATCTCAATTCAGTTTTGGACTCTCTTAGTTAGGTGAATTTTTTACGATCAAGAAAGCATCTGGGAACCGAATTGCTCGCTCCTAGATGTCCGCTTTGGGTCGGACTGAGACATTCACGTAACAGCGTCCGTCAAAGGACATCAAGACAACATCAATTTTGTGCCTGAACATCAGGCAACTTCACCAACGGCGAGCCAAGTGCTCGCCGTTTTCATTTGTGGCGGTGCATTGGCGAACCAGAAGTTTCCGCGTGGTTCGCCAATCGGTCCCTCGTATGTTCGCCACCCGAAATCTCCAATGACACCTGTTCCTCAACAACGTCAAAGGAGTACTTCATGCCAGCAACGGCAACCTCACTTACCCGATCGACTCAAGAAGCGATCAACACCCTGTCACCCGGAGATCGCCGGGTGCTCAACGAAAACGAACTGGCCCAGCGCTGGGGCATCAGCCCAAAAACACTTCAACGCTGGCGCTGCGAAGGTCGTGGTCCCAAGTATCTGAAATTGTCCAAGCGCGTGAGCTATGCGCTCGAGATGATTTTGGATTTCGAGAAGAACGCTCTGCACGTTTCGACGTCCGAGCGCGCGACGGCCTGAAGGGAGGACAGAGATGAATGACTTGTCCATTTTCCCTGCCGACATCGCAGAGATGTCCGTCACGCAACTGGCCAACCTGCCTGCGCAGCAATTGGTTGAAGTTGACACCAACCTTGACCAGGCAATTGCCTGGCTCAAAGCAGCCCGGACCAAATTGGATGCCGCTTTCGACCATCGCTTTGGCGTGCAAGGCCGCGAGAGCCTCCACGCCTCTGGCCGTGACTTCGGAACCTCTCACATCAAAGCCAACGGTCTGCATGTGAAGTTCGATTTGCCCAAGAAGGTGTCTTGGGATCAGAAGAAGCTCAAGACCATCGCCGAACGCATCGTGGCATCCGGTGAGGCAGTTGAGAGCTACCTCGACGTCAAGTTGTCGGTGCCTGAATCTCGGTACACGAACTGGCCCCCCGCATTGCAGCAGCAATTCGCCGATGCCCGCACGGTCGAGGCAGGCAAGCCCTCTTTCCACATTTCCCCTGAATCGGAGGTCTGATCATGAATCAGCAATTGATGCCGTTCGACTATGAAGGTCGAGAAATTCGTGTCGTGAAAGACGAGCAAGGTGATCCCTGGTTTGTCGCAGCTGACGTGTGTGCGGTCCTGCAACTGCCGGAAACCCACAAGGCGGTTGCCCGTCTGGACGATGACGAAAAGGATCGGAATTCAATTCCGACCCCTGGCGGGAGTCAGTCCATGACCGTTGTCAGCGAGTCTGGCCTCTACAACCTCGTGCTCGGTAGTCGTAAAGCGGAAGCAAAACGATTTAAGCGTTGGGTCACGCATGAGGTTCTGCCCGCCATCCGTAAGACCGGCTCTTATGCCGTGCCTGCGATGGCTGCATTGCCCGCACCTACTCAAGACCGAGTTACCTCACTGCTTCTGATTGGTGAGGCAGTGGCTAAGGTGCCAGGGGTGAAGGCGGGCATTGCAATGGCGGCCACGCTGACCTGCATCCATGAAAACACCGGCTTGGCCATCGAGACCTTGCGTCGTGCGCTGCCTGCAGCCAACGAGCCGATCTGCTCTCTCAATGCCACGCAACTGGGTAAGCTGATCGGCCTCTCGGCCAAGACCACCAACCTGCGGCTGGCCAACCTGGGTCTGCAGGTGCGCAACGAGCGTGATGAGTGGGAGCTGACCGAACCGGGTGAGGCATGGGCGGAAGCTCTGCCGTACTCGCGCAATGGCCACAGCGGCTACCAGATCCTCTGGAATCCGAGCGTCGCTCAAGAACTGCGTGAGGTGGCGTGATGGGACTTCCAATCATTACCGCTGACCAGCGCCTGCGCGAGAAAAAGGGCGTGAAGCTGGTTCTGCTCGGCAAGAGCGGCATCGGCAAAACCACCCAGCTCAAGACCCTGCCTGAAGACAAGACCTTGTTCGTCGATCTCGAGGCCGGGGACCTCGCTGTCAAAGACTGGCGTGGTGACTGCGTGCGCCCGACCACCTGGCCTGAATTCCGTGACTTGGTTGTGTTCTTGGCTGGTCCCAACCCTGCGCTGCCACCTGAGGCTCCGTATTCGCAGGCGCACTACGCGCATGTCTGCGAGCAGTATGGTGACCCTGCTCAGTTGGCCAAGTACGACTGCTACTTCGTGGACAGCATCACTGTGCTGGCGCGACTGGCATTGATCTGGGCCAAGACACAACCCCAGGCGGTTTCTGACCGCACAGGCAAACCTGACACCCGTGGTGCTTATGGCTTGCTGGGCTCGGAAATGCTGGGTGCGCTCATGCACCTGCAACACGCACGCGGCAAGCACGTCGTGTTCGTGGCCATCCTGGACGAGCGCCTGGATGACTTCAACCGCAAGGTGTTCGTCCCGCAGATCGAAGGCAGCAAGACGGCAGCCTGGAGCTGCCCGGCATCGTCGATGAGGTCGTGACGCTGGCCGAGATCAAGGGCGATGACGGTGAGCCGTATCGCGCCTTCGTGACGCACACGCTCAACCCCTATGGCTTTCCGGCCAAAGACCGTTCGGGCCAGCTCGAAATGCTCGAACCCCCAAACCTGCTCGCACTCATCGAGAAGTGCGCAGCCGCAACCCAACCCCATAACATCAAGGAGTAAACCATGTCCGCCTGGAACGATTTCAACGACGCTGAACAACAACAATCTTTTGACCTGATTCCCAAGGGCACGGTGGCACCAGTGCGCATGACGATCAAGCCCGGTGGCCATGACGATGCAGCACAAGGCTGGACCGGTGGCTATGCAACTCAGAGCTTTGAGACGGGCAGCATTTTCTTGGCCTGTGAGTTCGTGATCCTGGACGGTGAATATGCCCGACGCAAGATGTGGTCGAACGTCGGCCTGCACAGCTCCAAGGGTCCTGCTTGGGGAAACATGGGACGCACCTTCATCCGTGCGGTGCTCAACTCCTCGCGCAACATTTCACCGCAAGACAACTCTGCCCAAGCGGCAGCGGCGCGTCGCATTCAAGGTTTTCATGAGCTCGATGGCATTGAGTTTATGGCCCGCATCGATGTCGAGAAGGACGGTCGCGGGGAATTGCGCAACGTGGTGAAGATCGCCGTGGAACCTGGTGAACCCGGCTACTCGTCCACGGGAGTACCAGCAGTTCAGCGTCCTGCCGCTACCTATCAAGCCCCTCCTGCCAGCAGCGCACCAGCCAATAGTTCGGCTGCTCAGGCTCAACGCGCACCTGTCTCGGGCAAGCCGAGCTGGGCTCAGTAAGGAGGGTTAATGAAATGCTGGGTCTGCAACAGACAGGCCCGGGGTTTCGGTCACACCGACAACCGTCACGGTGTGGGCAATCCCCGGCGCTAAAGAGCGGCGTGTCGGGAAAGAGNN